GGTAGACACAATACTGGTGTTACCGAGGAAGAAGAAGATGCGTATCGTAGATCTTTATCTGCTCCGTGGGATAAAAATGCTCAATTATTACCTGTAGGTCGAAATGAAAAAGGACAACCAGAGTTTGTAAATTTAAGTTATTCTATGCCGTATGATATGATTCAAAAAATTATAAACGGTGCTTTAAATTCTGTAGAAACAGATAGATTAAATAACAAGTCTACTGAAGAAGTTATTGCAAATGCTTTTTCAGAATCAGCGAAAGAACTTTATTCTCCGTTTCTTTCTGAGTCTATTGCTCTTGGTGCATTGAGAGACGTTCTTCCAACCGAAGGAGGACCGTTTGACATTGTGGGTGGAAGAGGAGGCAAAACCTTAACAGGGGCAGAAGTGTATGACTCTCAAGATTCTCGAGGAGATAAATGGGCAAAAAGTATAGCTCATCTTGTAGACGCTATAGCTCCTAACATCATTCCAGTACAAGAAAAAAGTGGTAAATTTGTTCCAAGTAGATTTGCACAAGGATTTATTAACTCATTAGGTTTAACCGAACAACCTATAAAAGATCGTATGGGAAGAGAAAGAGATTTAACAGAGGAATTATCTCGTATATTTAGTGGTGTAGGTACTCTTGATTCGGACATGTATGGCAAAAATTATCAATATAAAGGATATGAAATTGCTAAAGATAAAGCTAGTTCCGCAACTATATTTAACAGCGTAGCACGACGACCAAACGTAACCCGTGAACAACTTCTAGAAGCATACAAAAAGATGACTGCCGCTCGTAGACGAAACATGAATGAGTTTTATGTTCTTTCTCAAGACGCTGAAACATTAGGTTTTTCAAAAGCACAACAAAAAAGACTTTTAAAAGAAGCGGGGGTATCAGGTTTTGATGAGGCTCTTCAAGGAAGGTTTAAACCATTAGACATAAACCCAGGTACTATAAAAATTATGAAACAAAATGGTACAATTAAATTTTTACCACGGAGCGACATAAGAAGAATACAACGAGAAGAAAGAAGAATTAGACTAGGTCCTCAAAATCCTCCCGTTGAAAACAATGATCAGTCGTCAATTGGCGGTAGAGAAACAATTGATACGAGTTCCTTGAACCTCGCTCCTCCTGTTTCTAATGTACCTATCGCACAACCCAACCTTCAAGTGTCTCAGGCTTCTTCGGTTCCCGTATCTCCATCTTTGGTTGGTGACTTTAGGAATATGGACATAGCAAACCGACTAGGAAGAGCTTAACCCACTTCACCCCAATTATCCCCGAGCTCTGCATCCACCTTGGATGGTACGTTCAAAGGTAGTCCTGTTTCCATAATCTGTACGATCTGATCTGCTTGTTCCTGATTCTCTATAGAAAAACACAGTTCGTCATGCACAGTCAATAGGGGCTTCAATCCTTGGGCATAACAGTCTGCCATAGCCTTCTTAGTCTGATCCGCCGCAGAGCCCTGTATGAGCTTGTTTAGTGCCTTATATGTGAATGCACGTTTTAACGCGCCGACATTGCCGTATTGCTTCTTAGCTTCTTCAAGAGGCAGAGGTTTATTGTATCCAAAGGTTCGAGGCTCCCATAGATGGAACCGACACTTACGACCAAGGATCGTTCTGATTTGTCCGTGCTCCTCGGCTCTTTGACTCGCCATCGTTGCTAATTGTTTCACAAAAGGAACACTTGATTGATGTGAGTTAAGAAGTTCTTTGGCTTCTTCCTTGGTGATATCCAACTGATTGCTTAGTTTTCCGACACCCATTCCATACATGATGCCTAGGTTCACGACCTTCGCTTCTTTCCTAGAGATCCCGGCGAGGTCTGCTACCATCTGATGCAGATCAACGTCTCCGCTGTTGTACTCGTCTACGATTGTCTCAACAACATTATGCTTGAATCTGTCAGGAACGGAGGATGCAAAGTGCACCAAGAGCCTCGGTTCTTGGCTCGAGTAGTCAAAGCTTCCCCACTTCTCACCTTCTTCTGGTAGAAACAATCCACGGATTGCTTTCTTAATATCTGGATCCCTCGCAGGAAACTGCTGAAGGTTCGGGTTGCTAGACGAAAATCGGCCTGTAACAGTACCCCCATCGTCCGATCTAAGTTGATGAAATTCTGTGTGTATCCGTCCCTTGTGTTCATGGCGCATGATACTGTCAATGAATGTACTGTCTGCCTTGTCAAACTCTCGTAGTTTCACAATCATCTGAGCCACATCATTTGGGTGAGCATTCAAGAAATGTTTTGTAAAGGATGGGCTACCCGCTTCCGTCTTAGGATATTCTAAACCTAGTTCATCAAACACTGTAGCCACAGAAGCACTCGCCCAGGGTTCTATCTCTATGCCAGTCTTACGCTTGATCTCGGCTTTATAACCTCGCACCTTGGACCTAAGATCCTTACGAACACGGTCAGCCTTGTCTAAATCTACGCGCACACCCTTCTCTCTCATGTCAACCATTAAAGGAATAAGAGACGTTTCAAGGTCAAAGATATGTGAGAGTTCTTGCTTTACAATCTCTATGTTTAATCTCTCGTAAAGTCTCAGCGTTAAAGCTGCATCCTGTTCGGCATATGATCCAACATACTTTGGTGGGAGTCTCCACATCTCTCCTTTGGGATCAATCCCCCATTCTTTAGCGGCGGCTCTAAGTAGGGTTTCGTTCTTCCTCTCACCCAGATAATCACGACCTAGATTATTTAGGCTGAAGGAGAACCTGTTCTCGTCCACCAGAGGTGCTGCGATCATCGTATCAATGATCCTACCCTGTACTTCTACCCCCTCTGCACGGAGCCATCCTGCATCGTAGGTGGCATTGTGCATAATCTTATCTATATCGGGCGTTGCCATCTGCTTCTTGAACCATTTCATTGTCATCTTTGGGTCTAGATTGTGACCATTCTCATGACGAATAGGGAAGTATCCTTGGTAATCTCCTGCGGCTACAGCAATGCCAACAATAAACCCATCCTTTCGAGACCATCCGGGTACTAATGTCATAAGGTTCGGATCACATGTCTCAAGATCCACGGCTATTTGTTTATGTTTTGTAAGATCAGGGTACTCGGTTGGGATATTCCAATCTGCTTCGATAGGTTGGAATAGGTCTTGCTGGATCATTCATTCCATCTTTCCCCGCCCAGAGCGGCGTATCCAGCTATATCCACCCAGGAGTCTTCGTGATCAGGGGTTTGAATAAGTCTGGATACCTTCAGTTGGTTTAGGCAAAGATATACTTGGGGAACAGTGATGTCCACCCCTAACACCACAGACCACAACTTAGCTATCCGCTCATGATTTTCGTATGCATCTCCATAATGCTTGGCTCTCGCACCATTGACTAAGGATTCTGCTTTCTCAAGTAACTCTTCTCTTTTCATACCATATACCTGTATTTTTTATTTGATTCTATTATGTGCAAATTCTCCTTGGCTCTTGTAACGCCAACATAAAATGCACGGTGCTCGTCGTCTGGGTAATTGTTCTCAACACATGCTTTTGTAGAGGATAAAGAAACCACGCAATTATCGTCCTCTCCTCCCTTCATTGCATGAAAGGTTGACAGTTTAATTCTAGGCTCATCCAGTATGTTTTCGCCTCGTCTCTCAATGGTTTGAATATAAAGTTTTTCGTGCGTACCTAATCGAGCCACGTTCATTGCATCTCGCTCCTTGGACGCTTTCATTCCATATGATAGAAGATCTTCGTAAGACAGAAAACTTTCGGGATCAGCCGCTTCTAACAGCTTCTTAGAACCTCGTTCTACTACTTGAAAGTCTCCCATCTTGGGAACACTTTCGTACAATTTAAAAGCGGATGCAACAGAAATCTTCTCCCCTTTTTGTAAATTTCTCCACGTTGTAATAACTTCTGCAACACTCTGCTTGATACTACTTCTTCCTCGTATAGAGTACAGTAAGCCCATCGATCTAACATGTTCCGCCCACTCCCTTGCCATTGAGTTTGTGCGTGTCATAAGCGTCCATGAACCTGACGTTAGATCTAAGTTCTCTAAGTCCATGTGAAAGTTAACAGAACCTTCTTGTTCCGTTGGAGAAAAGTATTTGTCTTGTCTTCGATGTATTCTCTTGACAATGCTTTGAGACAACGAATGCACCGACACGGGCAACCTGTAACTCTGTGATAGGACCTGTTGATCCTCGCCCGCCGCCAAGAATAAATTAACATCAACTCCTGTCCATCTGTGTATCGCCTGGTCATCGTCCCCTGCATACAAAACCTTCTTCGCATTCGACGCTAACTTATCCACCATCTCCCATTGTAACGGTGTTAAGTCTTGCGCTTCATCTACGATTAAAAGGTCTAAGCTTGGTGCTTCAACTTCCTTAATGTAGCGTTCAATTAAATCTACAAAGTCAAACTTAAAAAGTTCTTCCTTATACTTTTGTAACACGTCCCAAATCTTAGTCATCATGTCATATGGCATAGAATAGTCAGCGTTCTCATTAAACTCCTTATGGAAATCTATTCTTCGGTATCGTGCTCTTGTCATTAATTGGATAAATTTGTCACCATTTCCAACCGCCATCGGAAGAATCGCACCATCATCAGGAGAAACTGTTTCGGATCCCTCAAAGATCACACCTAATTGTTCTCCCAGGATCTTCCAATCTGCACCCTCCATCATGTCTTTGTTCTGTAATCCGAGTCCTCGAAAGGCTAATGAGTGTAATGTTCTAAAGTATGGCAGGTCTTCTTTCGTTAAACCAAACGCTGAACACGCACGTTCTG